CAATGCAAGACGGCTCTTAGATTCAATAAGATAGACAGTTGGAGCGTACCGTTCAATAAGACTGGTTTGGGAATAGATAGATTTCTTTCGGCAGATCTCTCCTACATCATCAGCACTCCTCACACCATACCCAATTGGAAAAAAGACTTGGACGGTCACATTCTGTTGGTAAACACCAATAAACTCGGAACAGAAATGATAGAGGATATCGGGGGATCGAAATCCTTGAGGATACCCAGATCCTTAGAGTTCCTAACTCCCGTAATGGAACTTAACGAATCTGACAAAAACATGCTAAAGATTTTAAGCAGCAGCGAATACACATATTAAAAATAAAACATGAGCGATTTAATTTACCCTAACACATGCGAAGTAGAATTCAAAGGCAAGAAGCCACGCAGATCTTGGATGAAGGACTGGACAGAGGATCAGAGGATAGAGAAGTTCTTTGAGTTCTGTAAGGTATTCGACGATAGACAGGATTCTCTTCTGAACCAAGAGTACCAAATTTTTTCCCATCGTCTTCACTGGCATGAGCATCCATATTGCCAGTACATGCAATCGATTACTGACAACGAGCAGCGGATGTTTCTGACTCTAGTTTTCTCCTTCACTAACGAACACTGGGGAACTTTCATGAAGCTGTACAACGAGGGCGTAGATGCCACTCGAGAACACTTCGTTGACAATCGCCACGCTCGTAACGACCTCTTCCAGATCTATTACCCCAAAGGCACAAACGTAAAAGAGTGGGTTCTAGACGGACCAAGAAGAGCAGCTAGGGATTTAAAGTACTTGCTTGACGATGTTGAAGCTGGTAGCAGACCGTACACTATGATGGAGTTCGCAAAGAAACTTGAAGCGTATTTCAAAGAGCATCAGAACTTTAGGTCTCCTCTGTATCCATGCAAAAACACAGCCAGATACGTAGCGATGTCTTACCCGCACTTAGTTGATCCAGAATCTATTCTTTTCGGGGGAACCGGTCACTTCGACGGTCTACACCAGATATTCGACGGAGATAACCTTAACGGAAAAGTTAAGTACAGCATCAACGAATCTGGAGAATTCATACCAGAGAACAAGAAGGCCGAAGAGTGGTTGAGACAGATGAGGATACTTGTGGAACACCCTTCAAATCCTATGACTTCTCAGAAGTACCTGAACGTGGAAGATAAGACCTGTTTCTTTTGGAAGCACATAGCTATCTCTCACGGAGAGAAGCGTCCTACCAAAAACATACCTTACACTTGGATATTCCCAAGCACATTTAGCCTTGCGAACAACAATTCGTTTCTTGGTGGCATAGAACAGAGACAATTGATGTATTGAGTCGCATATTTATTGGTAAACACTAAGAAATATGAAAGACTTCGATATAGTTAAATACTTAAAAGAACACCAGTTAGGTTCTTATGGAATACTCAATCATTACGTTGATTTAAAACCTCTTAAAGAAGAGAGCGAAGAAACAGAATTGGAAAAGACCATTCCTTACGAAGGACCTGAACACCAATTGACCGGTAACGGCGGAGGCGATGAGTTCGAACAGGCAGAGACCATTTCAGAAGACGTTGAAGATTATACTGCTCTTGAAGCTTGCATAAAAAACTTGATATCAAACGGAATGGATGAAGAGCAGATTCTTAGCTTGGTTAACAAGATATTAAATACTTCTGAACTTCCACCGATGTTCTAAGATTATTAAATTAAATAAATAGAGCCCCTTAACTGGGGCTTTTTTATTCTAGGTCTTTTCTGAACCACTTACCTGAAATGTTTTGGTTGTAACCCGGAACTTTCAATACTTCCATCTTCATCTGCCAATAGACCTCGTAGTAGCTCATCTGCTTCTTGCTCTTGCACAGAACGAGTATCTCTCTTATAAAGCAGTCCTCTCCCATCTCTTTTAGATCCTTCTTTATCTCATCGTTGGATCCCCAGTACTCCTGCCAGTTGCTCTCTTTGATGATTTTCTTCTTCTTTGGGACACGACCCGGCTTCTCCCATTCTGATATCTCTTTCTTGGTTAGTATCTTGCTAAGGCGGTTGTGCAGTATCTTCTTGCCTACGTATATGCGTCCGTCGCAGAGATTGGTGATCTTGTAAACGAATCCGACTATTCCCTCTGGAAAGTCTTCTATAGTTTTAAACTCTTTTCCTTCGTGCAACCATTTTTTCATAATGTGTGTTTTAACTTATGTCGACCACCCATACGGTGGGATCTATTCCGTTGTTTACCAAACCCGATAAACGGGTGTTTCCTGCCACCAGATCGTAGTCTGTTTCCGAGAATTTTACTACTATGGGCATCTCAATCTTTTCTGATTTGAATGCTGATTGGAATCTGGACTTTTTATTTTTATCAAGAGAATCGAACTCTAAATCTACATTACCTAAAACATCTTTTATTTCACTATATTTTACAGTGTAACCTGATGATGCTTTTTCTATCCAACCTTTTATTCCCATATTTTTAAAATCTGGATACCTCTTTGCCTCTGGCCACTCAAACTCAAAATTTGGATTTATATAGGAGATCTTCTTTTTTATCTCTCTAAGTATGTTTATGAGTTTTAGCTGTCCCATCTTACTACTATTGTCATGTCTGAGTTTTGTGGTACCGGATAAGGTCTGGACATTTTTCCCACAACAAGCAGTTCGTTAGCGTCGTTGTATAGACCTACCATAGTGAAGTATGGGTGGAAATCTGAACCTGTTACCGCGTCTATATAGGAACCCGTTGTATCAGCTTTGTTTGCGCTTGGATTTAGTGTATAGTTGAAATCGTTCTCGTTTATTATGCATCTAACTTCGTTTTGGTATATCGTGGTCTCAGAAGAGAATCCTAAATAATATTGGTTGTTATTTATTATTGGCATATCACTCTAGGATTATATTGTCCGAAGATTCGGTAATAAGAGGCTCACTAAGTTCTGAAGTCAAATAGAATATTTCTACTATAGGAGCAAATATACCAACATAATCAGAGTTAGTTACTACGGCTACTCCTTGTGCATAAAATACGTTTCCTACGTGAGTGTTTTGATTAGATGTATCTATTAAGTTACCGTTTCCATCGTCGACTATTGTGTAGGGAGTTCCTGCTCCAGTTGATTTTATTACAAAAGTTTTTCTGCTTACTTGCTCTCCGAATTGTATACTCGGTATCGCTATTACGCCTATAGAATCGTTAGATCCTGTTGGAAAATAAAGGTTAGTATCATCGAAAGTTCCAGATGCAGCTGTAGACTGCCAGCTTGGATACCAAAATGAAGCAGAATTCAACATTGATCCGCTTATATACTGTTGGTAATATAGCTGTTTTATTGTTTTAAACTTGGCTAAGCTATTTAAATTAGCCTTAGACATGTTTACATTATAAGGATAATTTACAGCTACACCAGTAGTTATTCCATAGTCTTCTAGCGATTGGCTAGGGTAAGTAATGGAATACTTTACTTTTATAGGAGTAGAAGAAATTTCCGATTGCTTTATGGTATTCTTCGCTCTTCCCATTTATCTTTTATTTTACCAATCCAATTTTACTCTGATCAAAGCTTCTTTTGTAAAGTCTTTTGTTAGAGCTTGGGAAAGTTTCGCTACTGCTAAAAGTTCGTTATTATCATTGTATAAACCAACAGTAGTTGGAAATGTCTGAGGACTATTAATGAAATTAGAGTATATCAAAGTACCAGTAGATCCGGAGATTATAGATGGATTCGTAGTATAGTTATATTCCGCATTCTTAATTCTCACAAACACATAATCTGATGATATTGTTTCTTGAGAGTTTAGAGCAAAATATGCTCCTTTATTTATAGACTCGAATATATTAGTGTGATTCGTAGAACTGGCTCCTACAGTGGTTCCAGTGGATAAAGATAAGTTTATTCCTCCAGCTGTAATAGTTGTTATTTGTAATGCTCTTGGATTTAATAATATTAATCCAATATCAGGTAAGTATGATCCGTAACTTCCTGAAGCCGTGTATCCTTTTGCAGGAGCGCCAGTAGGAGTCGGACTATTTGCAGCTGTACCATTAGAACCTGAAACTATATCAAAAATTCTACCACCATCAACGTAAGTTATAGTACTAACGTCGTTAGAATTATCTGTAAGTTTGATCAAACCGGCTGATCCAGATAAATAAAGGTTAAACGTACCAGGGAAAAGACTTTCCTTGTATCTATTTCTATCTATTTGAATCGCAATTAAATCTATAGAAGATGTGTTACCAGTTCCAAAATTTACAGCACTCTCAGCATCTCCGTAAACAATGTTTCTGTATTGTCCGAAAGTAATTCTTGTTGGTGTATTTTCTGGTACTAAAGAGTTTATCGGTGCTGAACCAAGTCCATCTTCTCTTCCGTACGCAATAGAAAACTGCACATTAGAAGTGCTTGAACTAATATCAGCATTATAAACATCTATATAATAACTTCCTGTAGTATCCGCTGATGCTGTATAAAAAGAGGTTAGTGTAGTTACATTATTACTCCATGCCGGAGCTGTAACTGAATCTGCTGATACTACAAAATCCGAAGCGTCTAATCTGGTGAATGACATATTTTATCTTATTATGAATTTATTTTTCTTATGGTTACAGGTACACTAATTCTAGCTCCTGAATCTCTTCCTTCTATTACAAGAGTTGTATACAGGTATTGATTTGAACCAAAAAGAGTGTTTACAGTGGTAGTGGTTAAATTAAGAGTTGTACCTATAACCGTCTTACTAACGTTTGTTCCAACCGTTGTAGTAGTATTCAGTGCGGTAGCCTCAGGAGTGTTTATTCCTACTCCAGTAAAAGAAGACATAGTTCTAACGTCACCTATTGTAAATACATATCCGGATTGTTCATACGTTGAAGTTGCTCCAAGATAATTAAGCGTTTGAGGAGTTATAGAAATAGACTGGCCTTGTACTAAACCATCAAGACCAGTTACAGTAGCTATAATAGGAATCTTAGCTGTTCCCCTAGGTAGAGTGATCAGTTTATATTTCATAATCTCCTGATCGTTTGGATAAGCTTGAATAATCGGCATAGCTTCAATAGCTTCTCCATAAAAAGCTGATCCCGAAGGATGATTTGGATTATAAAGAGTGTAGTCAATTTCATCGTCTGCTAAACTGAACTGGGTGATCCTAAATGATCCGTTATTCTGCGCAAGGAGTTCTCTACCTTTCTTGGTGAGAATTGCGTCTACTACTACTGAGGTACTACTTAAATATGACATATTTGATCTCTTTTATATAAATATACTAATTTCTGTTTTTGATCAGATTAAATTTTGTTGTTTTAGAGCCTTAATTACATTTCCAGAACCCTCTTTTATTCCTTCCCCAATGTATTCAGGAAATAAAGTTCCCTCTTGACTTATTGGTTGAGGTAAATTATAATTAAAATATACACTAGTTTCGTCCTTAAGTCTTTTTAACACTAGGTACTTATAAATAGGAAGAGGATAAGTAGAAGATCCGCTTGTGAATTCTATTCCTACTGTTCTATCTAAATTTAGTGCTACATACTCTGTTGGAATAGAAGATGATTGATAAGTCGTTACACTTAATACTCTAAATTCTCCCGATTGATCCCATTTACTAGAGCTATAATTGTATAACCTAATCATATCATTAGGACTTATTAGAAAAGGAAAAACAAAAGCATCCAATCCAGAGTAACTTCCTGTGCTTGTAAAGTGTCCGTAGTAATTTTCTAAAGATTGAGTGGCTGAAAGTATTATTTGGTTACCTAGATCTGTAACTTGCCAAAAAGCCTGTGTATCTATTGATGCAGTAGTGTATGTTGTTGTTGCAGTGCTACCAGTTATTATAGCATATTCTACAACGCTTGATGTAGTAGGAACGGTAGGAGAATTCCAATTTGCATAATTGTAAGAAGAGGCATTTATATTAATAGTAAATTTGTAAGGAGCAGATATTCCAGCGGGTATAGTTGTAGTGTAGTTATAAGTTGCAGGTATTCCTGATGGATAATTTAAAGTAAAAGATAGATTTACTGAACTTGTACTAGGACCACTAGTTGGACTATTATTAGGTAAACTCGCAGTTATCGGTATTATTACTAAACCAGAAGTATTATTACCTCCAGGTCTTTGTATTGCGCCTGGAGATATAGACCAATAATTTATATTTGAACTATTTAATAACTTTGATGTGCTACTACTTCCTCCAGTTGTAGTAACAACGGGAGAATCCAAAATATAAGTTAAACTTCCGCTGTTATTATACATTAAAGGAGTATAAGAATATCCACTTTCCCAAATGGTAAAATCGTTTTCTTCGTTATTTAATCTTTGTATGTAAGGATTACTAGGATTATAATCAAATAGAGATACATCTACAGATTCTCCTGATTTAAATACGTTTTGTACAGTAAACCAGTTTGTATTTGTTTTTGATAGATTTAAAACGTTTTGACTGTTATCTATCATATACTTTATCTGTCCTTGAGCTCTATAAGGCATTTGGAAAGATGAAGAGAATATGTTTACAATATAAGCGTATTGAAACTTTATTTTATCTATAGCCGCTGTTTTTCCGTAAGATTGATCTCCATCTGTATATGTGCTATATGTAGCACTTACTGTTTGAGATCCACTATATCTAGGCAATATAGATCTCTTTAATTGATAGTTATAGTCTTGTACTTGTGCGTAAGGGTTATTAGGATTCGTATAAGTAGCGTAATTATTTATTTGAGATTGACTTATAGATTGTGTAACTATTCCGTAATTTACTGGAATAGTCTGATCAGAGTTATAGTCTAAATCAAATAATCTAACTGATCTTACAGAAGCGGTGATATTTTGATAAAGAGCACCGAGATTAACTAAACTACCGTAAGAACCGGTAAGAGTATTAGAGTACTCTCCCTGTTCCATAGCTTGACCGTCTGTTGCAACTACTTCAGATCCACTTAATTGGCCTGTGAATTTTTCTATTCCTTTTGTACTACTTACAGAAGCCAATCCTAAAGGAGTTATTACTGATCCTGACCACGATGTAGAATCAACTAATGCACCACCCTCAGAACCAGTTATACTCAGCATGTCTATAGACTGAGAGTAATCGTTAAATGTTAGTTGAGGTTCGTTTCTAGCGTACTTATTTCTTTCATATAAGTGAGATTTTACTATTATGCCTGTGGATATTTCTGCTCTTGCAGGCACAAAGTTTTTAATCGTTTTAAATAGAGAATTATTATAAAACTTAAGAAGTCTTATGTATTCCCAAACACTATTTTTCTGTGTATATGAAGCAAAGTAAGCATTGCTAGCACTAACTAAAGGTGCATAAGAAGATGAATACTGGTATCCAGGAGATCCTATTAATTGATCAAGACTAAATATGCCTTGACTAGCAGTTATATTATTGTTAATAACATCAGCAGGAGAGAATCCTACTTCTACGTTAGTGCTGTTTAATCGAGTATTTCCTGGATAATACTGTATTGTTGTATAAGGAGATAGTAAAGACGAGGATATGGTTAAACTACCTGTTACGTTGCCATTTGAACCAGTAGCGATAGCAATCTTATAATCAGATGAGTTAAGATCTATAATACCGTCAAGTGATCCTGTATAAGCACCTCCAAATTCTCTAACAGTTAAAATACTTTCAGGAATACCATATATACTAATTAAAGTTTTTATACTTCTAGGCGTTCCTTTTGTCTTATAAAGATAAGGAAGGTTATGATAAAGTCTTTTATAAATCTCATCCTGAATAGTTTCCGCTGGAAGCGTAGCTATACTTGATGTGACATATTTTCCACCTATAGCTGTGATCTTCTCTGATCCAGTAGGAGGCAGTAAACTACCGTCTGGGTTTATACCAAATAAAGTATAGTAGAGGTTATCAGATACGTTTGTGTTAGTGAATAATTGGAATCCCAATCCTCTTAAAGCATCAGAAACTAGGTCTAAAGAAATACCGCTATCTGGATTGTTATTCGCATTAAATCTATTGGAAACATCCTTATAATAGACCCAAATATTATCAAAGTGTTGACCTATCATATCGAGGAACGTAATATACGGCTGATTAGATGGATCGTCTAAAAGATATTGAGGTATTGAATTGTGGAATAAGTCTTTATTGGTACTATCATAATATGAAGCGCTAAATAATAAAGACTGAGTATTAGCTGTGGGTATTGTAGTTGTAGAACCTAAAAAATTTTGAGCTTCTGAAGAAGTTACAGGGTATAAAGCATAAGGTTGAGTAGATGTGCTTTTTGGCCATGCCCAACTAGAAGAATTAAAATATAAAAAATACTCATATATATCAAAATTCTTTATTATATTATCTATAATCTTTTGTTCTCTTATAGAAGCACTAACTGCTATATTCACATTTGTAGATCCCCCAATAATAGCAGCTTGTTCTGCTATATTTGCATTCGCAGACTCTATAAGTTGTAATTTATAAACAAAGTTATTTACTCGTTCTACTGCGCTAGAAAAATGAATGAAATTACTAAAATTAGAGTAATCTATGTTTATGTCTACTGATCTATCTTGATAAAAAGAAGTTAATTTTTGAAAAGAAGATGTTATTTCGCTTGTTAATAGATTATTATAATTATAGTATGGAGTTGTCTGTCCATTTTTTGTATTTAATAATACGTTGTAGTTAGGTCCCCTTAGTCTATTTAATTGGTCTACGTTCTCTGCTTCTACTTGTATACTTACATTGAAACTTACTGAATCTGCAACTTTATCAATTATCCATAATTGAGTTTTTATATCAAAATCTACTGGAAGCGGTTCATAAAGTTTTATTAATAGGTAAGCCCCTTCTTCGTCTTGAGTATAAGCTACATTATTAGCTACTGTAGTTACATTATTTCCAAAATTTAAATAAAATATTGGATAATAGTTTTTACTAACTACGTATGCTTGATACTGATCGAACCCGGATTTTATACTAATATCACTAAGTACTTGAGAAGCTAATTTTAATTCTGTTCTAGAAGGGGATATTTCTTTTATCCAATAGAAAGCTCCATAAGCAGAGTTAAATAGCTTTTTATAAAAATTATATTGTATATTTAGATTTCCTCTATTGTATCCTCTATTTTTAACATCGGTCTCTGGATCTAGAGTAAGACTAGAATAGGTATTATTTTTTGGATTGGCAGTTAAATAAGGATAATAATCAAAAGCATCATAATCTTTTGTTAATAACTCTCCTGTTTCATTATAAATGTATAACTCAAGATAGTCATTGGCTTCTCCAAAAGAAGTATTTATATAATTAGAATTAACTAAAGGTTTATCTATTATAGATAAATCTGGAGTTTGAACTCCGTTTCCTGCATAATTTATGTTAACTAATTCCATTATACTATATTGTTAATACTAGTAAAGCTCTGATTTAAATCTAATAATTGTTGTCGAAGAGAGTTTATTTCTTCTATTAATGCTTGTTTTTCTGCATCTATAACTGAACCTCCTAAGTACTCTTGACTTCTATTTACTAGATATTGGTGAGAATTTATGGATCCTGAAACAGGTATGTCAAAAAACAATTGATCATAATATTGAAAAAACTCATCTACTGTAACAACATTAGTAGTTACTTGTACTGTTGGAGTAACTAATTCTGTAAAATTTGTATTTATGGCTTTTGTGTATGTATTAACTCCATAAATTTGTTTAACTAAATCAACGTTCGCCATTATCTAACAACTTTAAATATTAGGTTATTGTCTATATCCAAAGATTCTCCGTCAGATAAAACAGTTTTTATCAGTACTTTGTAATATCTTTCTGGTTCCAATCCATTCATGTATGCATTGAAATAACTGCTGGTCGCATCGCAGCTTATCTTAGTGTAGTTTGTATCAAAATCAATTACCATGTCCTCGGTCTTAGCGTCTTGTATCGCCCAATACGAAGTTTGAGGCAAAGCTTTATTAGTAGTATACAGAGAAGCTGTTGTAAATACTCTAGCAGGATATTTATCTCTTGCGTTTATTAAGAACTTATATTTCCCTGTTCCATATTTAAAAGTACTAAGATTATTAGCAAGAGTTATTATTGTATTTGAATTATTTACAACTGATAGACTTCCTGTTGAATATGAACTATCATCCCATCTCATTTCAAGAGTAGGAGGATATATAGTGTGAGTATCTACAGAAAAGAAATCTAAATTGATATAGCTATTAGGATCGTTTTCTATACCATCAGGATGTTTAATAAGAAAACCGTAATTATTTATGTTATTTACTGAAGAACTAAACCAATTATTCACAAGAGTAGTTACGTCAGCATTTATGTCTTTATTGTCTTTATATCCAAAAGATTGAGTAACGTAATAAGAGTTCCAAGAACCTCCGCCTGGAGTTTGATAGTATCCTCCGTTTCCCCAATTATTACTTGCTGACACAAAAGATCCAGTGTTATACCAACATACACCGTTTCTAGTTTCAGGAGAATCTCCAATTTGACCAGTTCCCATGGTCCATGATTGAGAAACCTGTCTAATTTCTAAACTATAGGTTGTATTCAAATTCTCAGCATTAGCTAGATATAATCTCAATCCAGCTTGCCAAGATCCTGTAGCAAAACTTTTTATAGTTGCCAAATCAGAATCGCTAAATAAAATAACCGGTCTTCTTAAATCGTCAGAAAGAAGAGGCTCTGATGGAACAGGATCTACAAAGTAGTTTGTAGGATTATCAGAGTTTTTTACTCCAACTTCTAATATCTCATCCAATCCTGTATTTTGAGCAGGATACTTTGAGTATAAGGTAGCGTCAGCTGATGCAAATATTTTGTATACTGCCATTTTTATTTTTTATAAAGTTATTACGCGACCTTGAATATCTGTGTTTGGGTATTTTACTTCAAATATAGAAGGATCCAAAGAGGGATAGATAACTCCATTAAGAGTAGCTCCTGGTATATCGTAAGAATATTTAGAATATCCGTCTGTTTCTCCACTTTTATTAATTATTTCAACTGTTTTAACAGTTTGAACGCCTTCTATTTGATCAAGCGCTGTGTATATATCTCCCAATATTATTGGTTGATTTATTTGCCAGTTATCTATATTAAATAAATTTTTAAGAGCCAATATGCATCTTGCTATCACATCTTGACTAGTGTAATTAGGTCTAATTATAATTTGAAAATTACATCCAATGTTAATTATATAAGCTGGTTTAATGTTTATAGCATCTGTAAGCATTCTATATTCTTTCAAATAAGTCTGAATATTACCTAACAAAGCTGGAGAAGGATCAGCCAATTGATTTGATGAGTTTAATCCCAATACATAAAGACTAACTAATACTTGATCGTTTTGATTTAAGTTTCCATTAGTCTGCATATCAGCATGAAAAGTCGCATCATCTTTAGTAACAAAAGCTTTAGAAACTTTTCCGTACTGAGCGGGCATGCTCATAGTTCTTGACATATAGTCTTCTTGAGTGACTGCTCTTAATTGAGTAGGAAATTCGTTAGCTATGTTTAATCGCAATTGATCAACAGTATCCCCATCAGCTCCACCAGAAGCTGGATCTGGGTTAGTTACTAAAATGGTGTTTTGTTTCGATGTATTTATTCCATTTACAGTATATGATGATATTTGAGTTAATTGATTTGATAAAGCATTTGCGCTAGCTCCTCCACCTACTAAATATTGAAAAGTTATTGTGGTATTTTTTGGAGCCAATCCGTAAGTTTGTGTAGTTACAAAGTTAGTTGGATCAAAAGAACTAGACAAAGTACTAAGACCTCCTCCTGTTAAACCTACGCTAACAGAGTTTGGATTCGGTATCACAGCTGTATCAGCTACTGAATTTATGCCCGAACCAAATTCTATTTCTAAAGTTCCGTCTGTTCTAAATCTTGATACGAATCTTCTTGGAACAGAAATTTTTTGCATCATGAATGGAACTTGATTCTGATATTGATACAAATTAGGGTAGTTAGCTGCTGTATTTGCTACAGGAGTTAATATATAATCTTGCGCCAGATAAGGAACCTCATACCAAGTATTGCCATCAGAATCTATTGCGCTAAGAATACTAATTATATTATTGTCAGATATATTTACTGTTATAAATCTTTGCGCTTGTCCAAAATCAAAAGATTTAGTTTTAACCTCTCCAGATATAGCTTGAACAGTTTTCTTTAATAGATACGCTGTAGGTGTATTTGTACCGTCTACTGTATATACTTCTATGTTTGTTGGATCATAAGAAGAAGATTGCGTAAAATCCACTTTTTGAGGTATATAAAAAAGAACAGAACTATCTACATTAGATTTAACTTGCATTCCCTGTTCTATTGTCAAAGCATAATCAAAATCAGGAATCACATTTAAACCTGAAATTTTAGAGGGTAACTGTTGGTAAACATCCAAATTTACTATGGCCGCGGATGTAACTTTGGGTCTGTAGCCCAACATGTAAGCCATAGTATATAAATTATTCTTCTGTTTAGCGTACTGTAAAAAAGTCTCCTGTAACTGGTTATCCAGATAAAAAGATAGTACATCTCCTACGTAAGAAGCCATTTCAATGAACATGCTTCCTGGTGATGCTTGAGTAAAATCGTTATAAGTTGTTGGATAATAAGACCTGGCGTACTCAATCAAATCAGCTTTGAATGAGCTAAAATCTTTGTTCAGGTATTTAATATCGATCTGATTGTTCGCCATTTTTACATATTTTGTATAGTTAATATAACCGTATCATTTTCGTTTGATCTTAAAAGTTTATAACTGAAATTTATGTTTATAGAGTTGTAGTCTGGATTTCCTATTATATCTAATTTTGTTACTTGTATCTGAGGAAATTGATTCTCTAATTGAGTCATCATAGACTGTTTCATGTCATCGAAAGTATTTTGATCTATCTGTTCAAAAAGTCTAGCCCTCAATCCAGCTCCAAAAGTTGGGTTAAAAGGTCTTTCCCTAGGATCTGTCAATAAATAGTTAAGTATGTTATATTTCAGTTGTTCTTTTGTGGAATAAACTGACTTAAATACATTATCTTCGCTAAAAGGTAAAGCTACTCCAATACCTGTAGAAGGTTTTAAATCTAGGGGCGATATTTGTTTTATTCCGTATGCCATTAGATCTCTCCTCTCTCTTTCATTCTATTCATCAAAGCAGAAAAGTCAGGCACTTCGTTTATTTGTACTGTTGCTATATTAGAGCTTGGTCTTGCCGTTCCAAGCATGCCTTCAACGCTTCCCACTGCCACTTCTTTTGGTTGGAATACTAAATTTGGGTGCACAGAGTCAGTGGTCATAGAGAAATCCTCATTGAGCATCGATTTGGCTGTATCGTTAAGCAAAGATGCCATGGGGTTATTACCAGCAAATCTTATAGGTTTTCTCTCCCCAGTATTTAGTGTACCAGGTATCTTTGATTTAACCTGCTCCTGAAGAGCTTTTTTCTGGTCTACGATAGGAGAAGCCTTTATTTCTTTCAGCATTTTAGGCATTTCCTCTTTCAGAACTGCTCTGAGTTCTTCCCGGATTAATTTTCTAAGTGCGTCTATTTGTGCCATATTTTATAAATATTTTATACTTTAGTTATGTTAGATACATAATTACCATTTGGATCAGTAGATTGTATATCTTTTTTGAAATTTCTGGCATTTTCTGCCATTTTACTTCTTACTTTATTTCTTAGAGCTTTACCACCAGGTAAATTGTTCAAAAACTGATTTAGACCTATTTCGTCTTTTTCATTATCTACAGTTGGATTTTCCAAATCGCGGATGTCTATATTATCATCTCCAAGGTATTTTAAAGAGTCTAAAATCGTGTTTATATCAGAAGCCTGCATGTCAGACATGCCCATGTCAACCAACCCTTTTGAAATTAACAGAATTTTCACTTCATTTATTATAATTAAATCTAAAGAAGCAAATGTTGGAGTGCTTTGAGCAGCTAAAACTCCGTTAGGACCCAGCGCAACTCCATATCTTCTTTTTAACTTTATTCCTTCGTCAACCAATTCTTCAGTTAATATTTGAATGGTATATCCTCCAAAAGTGTTAGTGTTTTGTACTTTAGATATATTACTTAAAAATTCTTCAAATTGTTTTTTATTATCGTCAGTTTCTTTTTTGACATCAGCAATTTCAGCTGCTAATTCTGGGTTGCAAATCTCTATGTTTAAAAGTATTGCGTTTAGTTTATTTGATATGTCTGTCAAAGCTATCACTAAACTGGATACCAACGCTTCTATAGAAGAAAGAACTCCATTTACTTGATTTAGTATGCTTAAGAATCTATTTATTCCTTTTAATCTGACTTCTTGAGTAACAACGTTACCTATCTTTGTAAGAGGACCAACTGGTACATACATAGAGGGTGCTGGGATTCTAAAAATAAATCTACTGATCCAAGTAAAAGCTTTTATAAGTAAAACAAATATTCTTATGATTCCCCTAGAAACGTTTATGTATTTTATTATGCTTCTGCATATAGAATTTACATTTTTTATCTGTTTTAAAATCTCTTTTATGAACTTTATTAGATCTGGACCTGATTTTATTAGATACTTATTTAGATTTTCAAATCCCTCTTGAACTTTTCCTTTAGTTGCTAAATTTAAAAGATTAGCTACTGTAGATGGATTATTCAAAGATTGAATTA